GGGTCCATAGAGTTGCCTTTCTCTATATTGGTGTAAATTACAACAATAAAACCCTGACCAACTCCAAGGTCTTGGCTAGGCCTGGGTTTATACAAAGCCTCTGGATCCATTACATGAGGTAATGGTTTTAATTGAGGGTGTTTAGGTTCAAAACATGTAGGACATGTCTTTAGATCATTCCATTCTTCTCTTAATTCAGAAAGTTTATATTGAAAACCGCATCTATCACAAATGGCTTTTGCATATTTACCAAGTGCATATGCCATAATTATAATCCCATTCTATAAGGAGCAATTCTAAAAGAAGATCTATCTTCATCTTGACTTAAAGCTCTTTCAAATTCTTCTTCATAAACTTCTTTTAAAATTACTACTCTTTCTGGAGCTTTTTTAATTGCTATGTAATATGCAAGTCCAGCTGCAAAACAAGGGTAAAACCTAAAAGGCATATCCATTGTATTAGTTCCTTTATCAGCATCGTCCATTCTTACAAGCTTATTAAAAACTAATACGTCTGTGCTGTTCTCCGGGGCTGGCCATATTTTTAAAACAGGTGTAATTAATTTATTAAAGAAAAATTGAGAAGGCCTAGATTTAGTTGATTTTGTAGGTATGTTTAAATACTCACTTCTACTGACTCTAGACATTTGTAAATCTAAGTTAGTGCCGTTGGTATCTCTTCTTATAGAGCAATCCAATATATCAATAACATTAGAAGTTAATGTGTAATCTGTTTGTCCTTCAGTAACGGTTTGAGTGGCTTGTTCTACAGTCCATTGGTTTAATCCTCTGTTAGCCCATTCTGCTAACATTAAGTTAATTGATCTTTTTGCTGTTTTTAAATCGTACCCGGTTCTTAACTCTAATCCACATCTCTCAAATGCTTCTTCTACAAACTCAGCTACGTTTGGTTCAAAATCTGTACTACTTGATGTTGTCATTTATTTACCTCTTTGTAATATGGCTTTTTTCTTTGCACTTTTATTAAGATCTCCATAATGAAAAACAGGTTTACTTGTTTTAGTATGAGTTTTATTAGTATGCAATTTTCCATTAGGCATTTTATGATACGATTTTTTCCAGACCGTACCATCTCTTAAATAGTGTTTTGCACCTTTAGCCATTACGAATATTTAGTTTTTTTTCTTCTATTAGACATTACTTTACCACAACCTCTTGCAATTTTTCTTACCTCTCCTCCGTCTTTCTTCTTTATAAAACCTGACTTCATATTTGCGTAGGCTTTTGGACTTATAGTAGATTTCTTTTTAGAACGACTAGTTCCTGCTTTTTTTCTTTTATTAATATTTTCGTATAAACTCATTTAACATCTCCATCTTTTACGTGCTTGACGTAGTCTTGAATTAGGGTTTTTTGCAGCTTTAGGAAACTTCTTCATTTGCCCAGCTGATCTAGCGCAATACGACTTTCGTCTTTTAGCGGCCTTACTGCCTGGTTTTACTTTTTTAGCAGTTACTGCTGTTTGTAATTTAGATCCTGGATTGGCTTTACGATGAGAAGCTACACCTTTTTTAGTCATACCTGCCCCACTTTTAGTAGGGCGGTAATTAGCTTTTTTGCCTTTGGTTGTTTTGGGAATAGACGCTTGTCTTCGATACATTATGCATGAAACACAGTCATCGTTAAGAATGTTGAAACGGTATATTGAATATAAATACCATCAACAAAAAGTACGCCTTCATCTGGTATTACTACATCTCTAGTAGCAGTAGCACTAGCAACTGAACTTAATTTCATAAGACTTGTTCCTGTTGGAGAGTTTTCTAAAAAATTAGTTGTTCCTGCTGTTGCTGTACTTGTTAAATAAATACCTTTTAACCTTGCTCTACCTGCAAAAATAACATCAGATGCTGAAGCATTAACTCCGGCACTTACATTACCAGCTGGATTACCAACGGCTGAAATACCAGATATTGTTAAGAAATATTTGGATCCAGTAGCGGTTCCTGCATTAGCACCTGTAATCGATTCTGTTTGAGAATCCCCATCAACATCGGTTCCAGTAACTGTAAATGATTTAGCTGAATCGTCACCAGCTGAGAGAATCGTTACAATCCTCCCGTGGCTTAGTGCAACCGCACCGCCAGAAGCTAACGCGCCACCTATTACAAGTGCTGCGTTATTTCCTACCGCTGCCGCTACCGATATACCATCAGCATCTAGAGCAACTGTGTCAGCAGTTATAGTGACTGCTTTGACATCTGATATAGCCATTGTTTACTCCTACTTATATATTAAGTTTGATTAATGAGTAATCAGTAGTTACATCAACTAACATACACGTACCAACGATATCCAGGATATCACTTGTTGCGGGGGCTACGCCACCTGCAACTGTTGCTGATCTCACTACGTTATGTCCAAGCACTATAGTTCCTACTGTCAATACTGCTGCTGGTCCATAAGTTTGGAACCAACCGTAAGCACTGGCTGCCATGTCAACAACAGGGACACCCATTACTGCGCCAGTTTCTGCTGCTGGTGCAACTAGAACGGCAGTCCAAGGATCTGCTATTAATGAAACTTTAGATGAAGTTGCTACTGCTGTAGCTAAAGCATCATGAGTTGTTATAACAACTGAAGGATCAGATGAGTGATCGTGAGCTGGGTTAGAAGCAATTTTCATACATTGTCCTTCGCCTGCACCATCATTAACATAAAGATAACCACCCGCGTACTGATTTAAAGTAAGGTCAGTTCCTGCTGTTTCTACTGAAATCTCATACTCACCTGCTGCAACTGCTGCAGTTGGGGCTAAGTCTTGGTGATCAGCTTTTGTTCCAACGGCTGTTTGAACAAGTTTTCCTGCTGTTAATGCAACACCACCTGCTAGGCCGTATCTAAATACTCTGTCACCATAGTAAAGAACTGATCCTAAAGGAATATCATTTCCTAAAGCATCGGTTACTGAAGTAGTACCACTTGTGAAAGGGTTAATAATTGAGTCTGGATTTGATCCCTTACCAGTAAAAAAGTCTGTAGGGGCTGCACCTAATATTGAACTGGTTCCAGTAACAGAACCTAATTGGTATGCTCCACCTTCTCTAGTTCCGTAAGTAGTTTCTGCTCCTGTTGTGGAATTAACTCGGTAAGTTATAAAACCATTTTGTGAACGGACTGGTCCGCTAAAACTTGAATTTGCCATAATTTCCTCCTGGGAAATAAGTCTTATCGTCTCGGCTTGTCTGCTAGGTCAGTCGATAAAACAAATATAATTATCCTAGTCCTTTTGATTGTATACCAGATATGACCAAAAACAAAACAAAAAAAAGGGAGCCGAAGCTCCCTTTCCTTTTTTAGAACTTACGCTCCTTGAGATGCAAAGACTGCTCTTGGATTTGACCATCCGAATGAGTATCTTTCTCTAGCTTTGAATCTGACGTTGCCAGTATCAAAGTCACCTTCCATAGAAGTTGAAAGAGCAGATCTCTCGAAGTGTTTAAATCCATCAGGACAATCTGTCATCAAGAACCACGCATCGTTATCTGTTAAGAAATGGTTAACTGAATAACCTTCTGGGACCATGCCCATGTTCTTAATAGCATTGATGTCGTTGTCAGACGTATTAACTCTTCCCGGTGTTTGAAGCAATCTATCTGCCACAAATTGTAATTGTGGTGGAATGATTAGTTTCTTACCTTGAAGGGCAAGAATCATGCTTTTATCATCGGTAAAAGTTGATACAGAAATCAACGCATCTTCTAACGAAGTCTCATTTAAGTCAGAGTAAGTGCTAGGCCTGTTGCTTAAAGTACCGCCACCCGCTAAAGGATGAGCTGTACTTACAAGAGCAACACCATCTCCACCAGTAAAACTGGATGAGAAAGCATTGTTCAAAACAGCAGCTGCTTTTACTTGCTTAGTATGAGCCATAGATCTTGCTAACGCCTTGGTGTATCTAGCACCTAAGCGATCGTAAAGATTGTCTTCTATTGCTTCTTCAGTAAGAGCGAAAGCTAACGCAATAGTTTCGTGCGAATACCTTGAAGTAAAGCCTTCGGAAGCTGAATCAAATTCAACAGCATTTCCTTCACCTTTTACTTTAGCATTCCCGAAACCAACGATCAGTGTTTCTTCTTCAAAAGCTCTGTCCGAAGACTCAGTTTCAAAGATTTCAGCATGTTCGTTTTCGTAGCGGTCGTACTCCATTCCAAATAAAGCGTTTAGACCTGGTTCTAGCTCTTTTGCTAGTTGTGATCGATTAATCGCCATTATTATACTCCTACTGCTTGAGCATAA